TACCATCAGAGCCTACAATGGTATACCAAGCACCGGCTCGCTTAAGTCTGTCGGTTCCTGACAGCTTGATTGCCTCGAGCCATGACTCCTCATCCTGAATACCAACATCGTCTCCCCATAAGATTTTGAAGGTACATGTTCGACCATAAGAACCAAATCGAGATTTCTCAATTTTTATTTTGGTCTCGGAGCCAATACGAACACCTTTTTCGTTCTCAACAAAGGAAGCCTTTGATTTACGCTTTGTAAGCCAAATACGCAGAGAACAGAAATACTCAATAGCCTTACCGCCGGGAGCAATATAAGGTGTCGTCATCATTTCAGCAACATTTGAAGAAATGTTTTGCTTAAGCTGATTGATGAGAACCAAAGTTGATTGTGAATCCGCAAGAGGAATCGTTAACTTTGGAAATGCCTTTGAGAAGATACGAGGCTTGACAGCCATAGACGATTGTGGATTGAAATCGCCTTCAATATCTTTCTCGGAGGCTGTGGCAGCAATTGAGTCCCAAATAAATAAAAACTGAGTTTCAGGATAATTGGTCATTAGGGTCTCGATTTGATTGAGAGTTTTCTCAACAGAAACTGCCTGAATGTAAAGCAACTCGCTATTATCAACGCCTGCTCTGGTAAGGAAATCAGGGTCAATAGCCGACTCAGCATCAAAATAAACAACTTGAATACCTTTCTTCTGAGCATTGGCAGCGATTTGAGTTGCCATAAAGGATTTACCAGATGCTGAAAGACCAGCGATCTCAGTAACCTTTCCGACGGGAATACCTCCCATCTTGCCTTTGCAGATAATAGAGTCTAACCAACGAGAACCGGTTGGGATCCAGTCCTTTACTGCCGTTGGATTATCTTCTTCAAGACTGTGGGCTACATTCATACCCGTGGTCTTATTGATCAGAGACTTCATTGAGTTCAAATCTAATTTACCTGCTTTTGCCATTTTTAAAACTTTTCCCACTATGGGCCTCCAATGAAAAAACAAAGACATCTGTAACCCCATGCCTTCCCTGCGGGGAGCGATTGCTCACTGGACTTTGTTATTTACCCTGAAGTCTTTGCATTGCTTCTAGAACTGCGTCGCCAGAAGACGCATACTTTTCAACTCCAGCACTATCATCATCGGAGGCACTCGAATTGCCAGCGAGATAGTCGCTCAAAATAGTTTCCAATTCTTGGGTTGTTTTCTCCTCGAATAAAGAAGAGAAATCAGGGACCGAGTCAAGAAGTTCGGCACAGTCTGCTACCGCATCGTCACATAAAACGGAGGGACGACGACGAGGTTTAAGAGTTGTCTTTGGAAATGTACCGGGGGTTCCGGGAACATCATAATTCAAGACAATGTCTGTGCCTTTATCTGGATCTGTAATATCACCATAGTCTGGATCGAGAACATATCCAAGAAGAGTTTGATATGCTTGCTTACCATAAGCCCATACTTTAACTCCTTCTTCTTCTTGGCCTCGGACCAAGATTGGAGAATAGTAACGATTTCGGGCAAAGAGTTGCTTTGCTTCTTTCTTCGCTACTTCATCATTGTTGTCAACGCCTTCACGCCACAACTTGGAAGCAAAGTCACAAATTGGACAGTCGCCGCCATGATTTTTCTTTGGACATAGAAGTCCGGGATTTTTACCAACATTGTAATGAAAGAAATATTCTTTGAACGGATCACCGTCTGCTGTTGGAAGGATACGAATAGTTTGGTCTCCTTGTTGAGGTCGCCATTTAGTGTCTGATGCTTTCTTTTTACCTCCGTTCTTTGATTCTTCGAGTTTTGCTCGCATTGCGTCTAGATCAATAGCCATGATTTTATCTCCTTATTAGTTAATCATTGTGGGGATCTACCCTAACGCTGAAAGTCAAATATCACTTTCAACATATATAATTATAACATATTTTGACTCATTTGTCAAGTGTTTTTTGTATTTTTTTTAAACAGGGGAGATTTTTTACGAGATCTCCCGAACTCGGGGGCTAACACGCCCCACAGACTTATTCTGGGAAGTCGATACTCTGTTCTTTCGAAACAACTTCACCTTGAACGGTATTCCAATTAAATGCTCGGAAACCCATTCGCTGAACATCAAAGACTAATTCATAGCCTTCTTGCATTTTTCGCTTAGGATTTCGCTCATAGGGAGCAAATAGATCCGTTGGAAGGTCCTGAGTGCGGACAAATTGCATTGTACGGTTGGTTCCGTCTTGCTTGGTATAGGTACCAGTGTAAACTACGTAATTATTCATTATACCTCCTGAATGAAATGAGTGTAGTGAATCCCATAAGCATAAGAATGCTCATAAGGGGATTGGTAAACAGTAAATGAAGAAATAATATCATCATCTAGTCTGTTTTTTATCTCAGAGATAAGATTTGAATTATTTTCAATCTCGCTCTTTTTGATATTATTAATATAACATGTTTCGGTTACATTGTCAAGTGGAAAAAATAACTTTTTTTCTTTTTTATTGGTCTCGGAGAATGAGAAGGTTCTGATTCTTGAGATTTCCTTTGGCTCATGTAATTGTCCAAAGACAGGGTCGGTATGAGCGAAAACATTCATTGAATGAACACAATTAAAGATTAATTCGTTCATTTTTGAATAATAAGAGGCCAATGGGGCTTCTCCAACGATTTCTTGAAGAGAATTATTAGAAACAAGATAAATTGCCTCGAATAAACCAGATCTAGCGTATTCTTGAAGCACCCCCATGCTTACTTTGTTACGCTTCTTGGACAAATCTGATGAAATTGAAACATCAGGTACGATATAAACAATATTTATTTTGTTTTCTCTGACTTGTTCAAGTAATCGTAGAGTCGCCCCAGCAACCTTTCCTGCACCGCAAACAAAAAACCAGATAGTTTCTCCTTTGATCTTTGCAAGTTCTTTTTTATTTGGGAATTCATTTTCGTATCCTTCTGAAGATTCATTAAGGGGTACATTCTTTCCTCCATCATAGGTCAAAACTTTGTAATTATCATAAGATTTAAACATTTCGGCTATTGAGCAGCCTGCTTTACCAAGACCAATCACTACCATGAGAAATCCTCCAATAATCCATAAGTTTTACCTGCTTTTAGGTTGATTTTGAACTTACCAAGACGAGTTTGCTCGAATACCTGCTTGATTTGAGGCAACAAATGAGCGTCTTGATTCGAGAAGTCGAGAACAACGCAATCGTGGAGACAGAAAGCGATTGTGGACTTGCGACCAGACAGCATTTTCATTATTTTGTTTGCTCTATCCATGCAGTTATCCGATGAAGTGCTCTGAAGAAGATAATTTAAAGCATGAAATGAATCACATTCTATTTGTCTTCCAAAGATAGTATTAATATAACCTGTTTTATAACACTTGTCAAGTATTTTTTCTTTATTATAATAATTTTTTAGTTCCTCGTCCTTTGAGTCGGGATTATAAAGCCAAGCAAAGAATCGTCGCTTCGCATTGTCTCGGCTCATTGGGGTTTTAAAGACATTTTCGATATTATATTGATGAATGTCCTCGGATGGCTGGTCGATTTCAGCAAGAGCCAGCAGCGTGCGGATCTCGGCGGCATTGAAGTCCAATTCAATGAAAAGATCGTTTTGTGGCATCACAATTTTGCGATGTTCTGCTTTCAGATTCATAATTGGAAAAGACTCTTGGGTTGTGGTCAAACGACCCGTGATTGTGCCAAAAAGATTGTAAATAACAGCAGATTTTTGGTTTGCAAATCGTTTGTAGAGTGATCTTGCCTTTGGGTCTTTGAGGAACAAAAGATTGTGATTATCCCAATCTATTCGCAATTCCTGCTGTCTTATTTTATTGATGGTCGACTGTGTTTCGACGAGGAAAGAGTAATTCTTTGGTTTTGGGTTGTTCGCAACGACCCATTCGGTGATTTCGTTTCTCAACTGATAATAATGCCGCAGAATATGCCGAGGCACCAAGTCATAAATGCAATTATCATCCAAGTTGATCTTTGATCCAACAATCGCCTTAACGTGTGCTTCCAACCGTCGCTTTCGAAATACATAACGATCAACAAGATGATCAGGAGCGCAATCATCAATGCTCTGTCCATTAACCCAAAGTTCTGCGAAGTCGACATTATAATCCTCCAAATGTTCCGACCAAGACCATGTAAGATCTAGATTGCGAGGCAACTTATCAAAATAAAAATCTCCGTTGTAAAATACTCCTTTACAGTCTTGTTTGTCGTCCAATGTTTGAAATGTCATCTTGCCTCCGATTTAATATATTGTAACACCCTCCATCTTTTTTGTCAAGGCCTTTTTTAAATTTCTTTTATTTATTTTTGAGAATGTCCCTCCGTCCTTGAACTTTCTGACAGATGTGAACTTATTATTAATTAATTCCATTACTTTTAATCTATCGTATCT